ATTCCGCGCATTCCTGCGCTTCTGATTGTGTGTTTGTTCACTCCTGACAGCTTCGCGATGTTTCCGAAGTGTGGACTACCGTTTGATTTCGTCAGGTTCATTTTTTCCCTCCTAGCCTATTTTTCCAGACATTCAACTGCCTCTTTTGATATGTTTTTATCGCCTCGGCAGTCCTGTCCGGCGACTGAATACCAAGCTCCACCGACATTTTCCTTACGTAATGCGATATGATAGCGCGAGTGCAGCCTAGCTCCTTAGCTATTGTCTCGCAGCTACGTGTCTCCCTGCGCATGAGTATCCCCAGTGCTATCACGCGATAGCCGGTGGATACTACGCTAGCCTTGCCTCGGTTGGCCGGTGCGAGCATGGCTAGCACTCGTCGTATGGCGTCAATGGCCCTCGCGTCGTAGTCGTCGCCGAATCCATCCTCCTTTTCCATTGCGTCATCGCGCGGGGTTCTGTGCTCGACTGGTTCGGTTGGCATTGCCCGCGTTTACGACCGCAGCGTGCGCGTGTCAAGCACGGCCAAGGCTGCGCGCGTATTGCTCGACGTGCCCGGCGTGCTCCTCGGCATAGCCGGGGCAGCGACGTAGCAGCCATAGGTGGCAGGCGATGCGGATGTCATCGCAGGTCTCGCCGTGGCGTTTGCTCGAGACGGCATCGCGGACGCGGTGCCTGTTGCGGGTGGAGTTGTGGGTGTGGGCGGAGTGGGTTCTCATAGTGGGTTACGGGTAGGGTTTCCAGAACTGCATCGCCTCGACCGCGCGCAAAAGCTCGGCAAACCCGGCGAGGATTTCGTCGTGCGTGAGTCGGCGCGGGAGGTCAGGGAACATTTCGAGCGTGCTCATTTCGCGGGTGTGGCGAGTTTGGCGCGGGCTGCCATCCAGTGCGGCTCGGCCTCGACCTCGTCGGCGGCGAATCCATCCATTTGCCGCACCTCCATTTCAGCGACGAGCATTTTTTCCAGCGCTGCGCGGAGGCGCGCAACGTCGGCGCGGGCTGCGTCCCGCTCGGAAAACCAGCCATTCAGCTTTTCTTCGAGCTCCACGATACGCTTGACCTGCGATGCGATTGTCTCGTCGGCATTTGCGGACGAGTAAGGGCGCTTGCCTTTGAGCGCGACAGAAAGTTGCCTATTGAGTTCATCCCGCTCGGCGCGGGCTGCGTTGCGCTGCATCTCCATCGCGCGGGCGAAGGCTGGCCAGTCGCTTGGCGGGCCGATGGCGAGCATTGCGTCTGTTTCGGGTGTGGGTTCGTTGGTCATTTGTGTTTTCGTTTTGGGTTGCTGTTGAAAGATTTCCCGCTGGCTGGCTCCGGCTCATGCGCCAACGGATGCCACTCGAATGTTTCGCCACTGAATGACACCGGCACCACGACGCCAGTCTTGCCCTGCCGCTGTCGCAGCCGTAGCAGCCGCGCGCCGGGTTCATCCTCGCACATCTCGATGGTCACCTGCACGGTGGCATCCATGCCGATGGCGCGGCACTCGCGAAGCTCCCCGTCATCGTTCAGTTGCGCCAAGGCAATGACGGCCAGATTCTCGTCCTTAGCCATGCGTCGCAGCGCCTTTGAGACGATGGCGATTTCCTGCTCGCGCCGGTCTGCGCTTCCCGCGCCCTCGGTCAGTTGTAGGTAGTCCACGACGACAACGGCGAGGTCGGGCTGGACGGCCTTCACCTGCCGCACGTAGGAGCGAATGCCCGCGAGGTCATACACGTCATCGCGGAAAAATATCGGCGCGAGCGCGAGGTTGTTTGCAGCGGCTTGCAGCTTGGGAAAGTCCATTTCCTGCATCGTTCCATCCCGCATCCGGCTCGCGCTCACCTTGCCCTCGGTGGCAAGCATCGCCTCCACCGTGTCATCGCTGCTCATTTCAAGCCCGAAGACGAGCACCGGCTTCGCTTGGTCGAGCGCGACCGCGCGGACGATGTAGCGCACAAGGGCTGATTTGCCGCCCTTGGTCGGGCCTGCAATCACCCAGTAGCCGCCCTTGCGGATGCCGCCTGTTTCCTCGTCCAGTCGCACGATGCCCGTGGACAAGCCGGCCATTTTCGAGCCATCGGTGCGGCTGTTGAGGTTTCCGAGCACGTTCATCACGATTTCCCGCGTGGTTTGAATTCTGGCCTTGTCCCGCCCTGCAGCGATGCTGGAAATCTCAGCTTCGATGGCGGCGAGCACGGTGCCGGTCGGTTCCGTGGTCAGTTGCTTGTATGCGGCCTTGAGCGCGCCGGCCAAACGGCGTTTGGCATGGCCTTCCTTCACGATCTCGGCGTAGTGCGGGAGCGTGACGGGTTGCGCGGCTCCTTCGATGGCCGTTTGCAGCGTCGCAGCGCCCCCTACGGCGTCGAGACGGTCTCCGAGGGCAGTAGCGATGCCCACGAAGCCTCCCGGTGCCTTGGCGAGCCACGCCGTCGCGATGGCGGTGAATATAGTCGAGGGGATTTCGTGGCTGAACGTGTCGGCCCTGATTCCCGCTTCCGTCAAGAACGGGAGCGATTCGTCCGGCCACTGCAAAGCGCAGCCAAGTATTGCGGTTTCTTCAAGTGTCATTGCATTAAGCGTTTGCCGCCTTGGGTGTCGAATGGCGAGAGCGTTGCCCCGTTGTTTCTGTCGCCGTCCATCCATGCCCACGCGAAGCCCTGCCAGCCTGAGAGGATGCACTTGTTGAGTGCGGCGATGGCCCTGCCTGGTTTCTGCGAGAGCTTGCCGAGCATGAGTTGCACGGCGTGGTCGGTCGCTGGCTTGCGGAGTTGCTTACGGCTGTCAATCCAGCCTTGCAGCGCATCGGTGAAGCCGTCCACTCCCGCGAAGCATTCGGGGATTGCATATCCGGCTTTCTTTTCTTTCCCCCTTGCATCCCCCTCTTGATCTTCGTCCTTTTCCTTGTCTTGATCCTTTTCCTTGAGGGTATGGATACCCTTTGGATACCCTTTGGATACTCTTTGAATTCCGTGCTTATTCAGCAGCCGGATCACCGCAGCGTGAGGTTTGCATTCCTCGCTCAACTCCCCGCATTGGAAGTTCACGAACTTTTTAAGGTGCCATTTTCCAGACTTCAAGACTTCCATCCTTTCCCCAAGTGACTCGCGCACTTTCTCCCACGGAATTTCCATGCCGATGGAAAAGTTGGCAAGCTCCATGTCGGCATCCCATACGCCCGCGTTGTCGCAGTTGTCCACGATGAACAGGAACGCCAGCTTTGCGCCTGCGGATAGCTTTCTAAACCAAGGGTCGCGCCATTTATCGGTGTCAGTGAATCGCTTCATTTTTCTACCTCCTCAATTCTCCACGCCACCGTGAACCCGCGACGAACTGCGTCGGCAACGTGGAGAATTGAAAATGTGGGTTTGGTCTGCATCTGTTCGTCTTTCTTGCCGGGGTTCAATCGGCACCTTCTCTCTACCGCATCCCCGCGCCCGTTGCAAGCGCGTGCTCATGCGCGGGCGTGGCGGGGCGGGGTGGTTCTGGGTCGTGGTCATACCGGGATAAGCTCTTGCTCCACGTGGTTTTCAACGTCCGCGAGGTTGGCAATGGCCTGTTTGAAATACGATTCTTTGAGTTCGCATCCCATTCCTTTTCGTCCGTTCAATACGGCACCGAAGACTTCGCTGCCAACGCCCATAAATGGCGTGAATACGACTTCGCCGGGGTTGCTCCAAAGCACGCAAGCGCGCTCGATAACGTCAAGTTGAAGCGGATGACAATGCCGCTCATCGTCATTCTCTTTGGCCTCCCGATGCTTCAACACCTCGTCAATGCGGATGTCGTCCCAGAAGGCGTCCGCGTAGCGCCGCCAAATCCAGTGAGAGAAGCGGTTTTTCTTTTGGTCGCCATCCATGCCCTTGAGGTGCCGGATGTCGGCGGGCATTTGCTCCTCGCCAGCGTAGCGGTGCAGTCCGGTAGGGTGAGAGACAGGCACCGCGTTTTCACCGCTACGGCGGAAGATGAGAAGCTGGTCAGCGTTTGCCATAGAGCACCGCGATGAGTCCTCACACATTTGCCGATGTGCCAGAGATTTCATCATCGTGCGGTTGCGAACCGTTAGCGGCTCCTTCCAGATGAAATACCGATGAGTGAAACGGAAACCGTTCTTTTCGTGCAGGCGGATAACGTCGCCGGGAAAGTCAGTGAGCGCGTCATTGCCTGAGTTGCCGGTTGGGATGTCCATGCAATGCACGGCGCTCATCCTGCCGGGCTTTGTGAGGCGGTGGAGTTCTTGAATCACAAACTCGTAATGCCTGTAAAACTCATCCTTAGAAATGCAGTTGGACAAATCCTGTTCGTCGCTGCTGTATTGGTAGAGTCCCGCGAATGGCGGCGAGTAAAGCGAGAGATCAACGATGCTCGCCGGGAGTTGCTTCATCACCTCCACGCAGTCGCCGTGGTAGAGTGCATATTTCTTGGTCAGTAGTTCTTTCGGTGTAGTGTTCATGTTATTAAATCCAGCTTGGCAGTGTCGGGGTTATGGTGTGTGTTTTTCTTTCAGATTTGATTGCGTCATTCATGTGCTTCACAAGCTCCTCAAACATCTTCTCAGCTTGCGCGGCCTTGCGGCTCATATTATCGCGCACGCGCTGTTCGCCTTCGCTGGCGATGATGTCCACGGTTACGGGGTTTTTCTGGCCAAAGCGCCAGCATCGGCGGATTGACTGATAGTATTGCTCGTAAGAGTGCGAGGCGAACGTGACAACGTGATTGCAGAATTGCCAGTTGAGTCCCCAAGCGCCGATTTTCGGCTTGATAACAAGCACGCGCTTTTCTTGATTCAAGAACGCATCATAAGCGGCCTCTTTTTCGTCGTCACTCATCGGCCCCTTCACTTGCACGCTGTTGGGAATCATGGCTTCCAGCGCCTCGCCCTCGGCGTTCGTGTGGCACCATGCCACGGCGGGACGGTCGTGAGAGACAAGCTGTGCAACCATTTCGCACCGCTCTTTCAGCGTGCGCTTGCGCTCATCCCTTTCCTCGGCAAGCCCGAAGGCAGGCATTGTGAAAAGCATTCCGTCCGGTGGCGTTGTCGGCTTTACGATATGCTCGCGCTCATTCAGCGCCGGTAGTTCGTAGCCATCATCGGCAAACCCGATGTCAGACGGCTTGCGGCACGCTCGCGCCCATGAGCAAACCCATTTCCAAAAATGGTCGTGCGCGTGGCCCTTCAATCGCCAGCCGTTAATTGCCTGCGAGACGCGAAATGAGATTTTCCCGAAATGGTTTGCCTGCTTTTCGAGGTTGTTGATTTTCTTCTCATATTGGTCGGTCGTCTTTTGATCCATTTGCTTAAAGAATCGCGAAAGCATGTCTGAGTTGTTCAGGTCACCTAGCGCCTCGGATGACGTTCCGAGTTCGGTGAAGTCATTCGGTGCCGCTGTTGCCGTCCAAAGTGAGCGGTAAGGCAGCTTGCACATAAAGCGCGTGACGGCCTTCTGTGTCGCTCCTGTGGCGTGTTTGATGATGCTGCTTTCATCGCACGCGACGGCCACGAAATCAGAGGCGTTGAAAAGGTGAAGCTTTTCGTAATTGGAAATCGTGATTTTCCCGGCTGGCTTTCCGTCGCGTGAGCGGCCCGCAGCTATGCCAAAGCGCGCAGCCTCTTTGATCGTCTGTCCGCCGACTGCCAGCGGCGTGAGAATGAGCACGTTGCCGTTGGTTTTCTCCACTATGTTTTGGCACCACACAAGCTGCATGAGCGTCTTACCGAGTCCGCAGTCCGCGAAGATTGCGGAGCGCCCTTTACGGCAGGCCCATTCGATAAGTGCGCGCTGGAATGGGAAAAGGAAATCCGGCATGAATGTAGGTTCAAATCCAAACTCGCCTCCGAGTTGAGATTTCGCGTCTAAGAACTGTTCGTAGGTTTGATTCATAAAGTTACTCCTGCAAGATAGCCCGCACGCGGGCGAGTAGCTGTTCCTTGGTCTCCGCATCCGTGGTCATGCCTTCACCGGGTATGCCGTCCAGTCCACTTCAAAGCAGGCTGTGGCGAGCATCTTCGCCAGCGGCTCCGTCGTGTGCGGTCGGTAGCGGCCAATGACGTGAGGCCAGTCCCACACGCGGGCCTCGATGAGCCGCCCGGTGTTGTCGAGGCTCCAGCCTAGTCCGCGCGATTCGAGGTCGGCGATGATTTCGTCAACGGTGGGTGTGTTCATGGTTTTGTTTTGCGTTTCTTGGGTTCGTCGGCCGGCCACGGAATGCCGCTGCGCTCGGCCAAAAATTGGCAGGCTTCGAGCTCGGTTTCGCCGTCCGCTACTTTGTTGCGTCGCATTAGCGAGGCCATTGAATAATCATGCGCAAGTTCGGTGAATGGCCGGCGACGGCCATCGCTACACATGATAGTCGCGAAAAACGCCATCCACGGGTAGCAATGCCCCGTGCCGGCCTTGCGATGCGTGGCGACGCCGTGCTCGCGCTTGAATATAGCGAGGGCCGTGCTCATTGCATGATGATGCTCTCGGCATGGTTCAGGCGCTCCGTCGCGGCTGCGAGGTCTGCCACCAGCCGCGCGTTGACGGTGCGCAGGTCGCTGTTGACGCTCTCCGTCTCGGCGACATCCTGCTCGGCTGCGCGCAGGCTTTGGCGGGCGGTGTCGCGCTCGGCTTTGGCGGCGCGAAGCTCGGCCATTGCAAGCGCGAGGTCGCGGGTTTGGTCGCTGACAAGGCCGCGCAGGGTTGCGAATAGTTCGTCAATTTTTGTGCTCATGGTGTCAGTGTGTAAAAGTGTTTTCCCCGGCTTGCGTAAGTGCAGCCCGCGCAATTCTCCGTCATCGGTTTGAGTTCCATTCTTACCAGTGATTTCATCGAATCGCGTGCATGGCACGGGAAAGTTGTTGGCTACTCAGTAGCAAAAGGATTGTCGGTGCGGTATGTCAACGAGAGGCATTGCGGCTTGAAGTGCGCGTCCCATTCAGTGATAGGCGCCCACGTGGCAAGCGGCCTGCCGTAGCGTTCTTTTAGCTCGTATTCCCACACTGTGATGTCCGCGCAAAATGCGATGATGAACGGTAGCAGCGCGGTCAGTTCCTCGCGGCTGAACGGGTCTGCGTAGCGTCGGTCGATCTCCTCAAACGTCACCTCGCCGCGCGTCGCCTCGCGTGCGTCGTTAGCGTCGGCGCGTAGCTGCGAGGCGGTCACGTTAAAATCACGGTCGCTGATGCTGTTGCGAAAGTCGGGCATGGCTATTCCTCCACGGTGCAGGGCTTCCACGTCTTGCGGTCGGTGGAGTATTCGTAGCGGTCCACCATTTCGCTCCACACAATACAGCCAAGCGTGTGCCCCCATGTCCCATCTCCAGATAAATGCGTGATGAGATACATGTTGCCTCTGCCTCCGTCCTTATGTCGCAGCCAGCAATTCAGCGGAACGTCCTCGGGCTTGCTCCACGGTCGCGCGACTGGCTGCGGCTTGGGGCGGAAAGGCAGATTCGTCAAGTCTGGCATCATGTCAGTATGGAGGTAGTCCTGCCATGTATCATTGAGACTCGCAATAAACTGGATCGGCTTGCCGTCCGCAAATGCGAGCATTGCGGCTGCGTTGTCGCGGAGTTGTTCTTTGGTCAGTGGTTCCATGGTGTTGGTTTGGCTTAGAGTTCCCACGGCGGCACCTGCGCTGCGCCTGCAAACGGCGATTCCGGCTCCTGCTGCCCACCTGTAAGGATAGGCGCGGGGCGCACGGTGTCGCGCGGGTTGGTTGGTTCTTGCGATGGTTCGGTCATGGTGTGCCGTCCGCGTCCGCCGCGCCCCGGCCAAAGTGCCGAGACGCGACGGAGTTGCGGTGTGTTGGTTAGAACGGCGCGGGGCCGCCCATGTCAATGTCGTCCACCGGAGCGGCAGGCGCGGGCTTTGCAGCGCCTGTCGGTGCCGTGGTGGGCTTTTTAAGGCTGACACGGATGGCGAGCGTGGTCTTTCCCTGATACTCCACGTCGCGAGCGGTCAGGATGATTTGCTTGCCAATCCAGTCGTCCGTCTCGTCCCCGTAAAGCTGGCCGATGGTGCCAGCGTTGGTTTTATTGCAGACCAGTTTTTTTTCCTTACCCTTGAAGCCAATGACGAGCTTCTGTTC